GTTGTATTTTGGTCCAACCTTTTCTAAAAAGGTTGTATTTTGGTCCAACCTTTTCTAAAAAGGTTGTATTTTGGTCCAACCTTTTCTAAAAAGGTTGTATTTTGGTCCAACCTTTTCTAAAAATGTTGTATTTTGGTCCAACCTTTTCTAAAAATGTTGTATTTTGGTCCAACCTTTTCTAAAAATGTTGTATTTTGGTCCAACCTTTTCTAAAAATGTTGTATTTTGGTCCAACCTTTTTCTAAAAGGTTGTGTTTTGGTCCAAACTTTTTTAAACCTTCGCACATTTAAAACGCCGATTTTTACAATTTATCAAGTTTTGAAGTTTTGAAGGTATTCCACCCAGTAAGGTTATAAGCAATAGTTATTGGAAATTTAATAGTTCTATCTTTTCTATATTTAGATTGTAATAATCCAGCGGAATAAATCATCTCAACTTCCTGTGAAATAGGTACATCATTCGCATATTTTACCTTGATACATAATGGTGTATATTGAAAAATATATAATGGAATATCAAGTTCTTCATTCAACTTAATATCTTTTATTTTGTCGCCATCCGCATTCCATAATTCAAGTTTTTGAATATATTCGGCATTTGTAATTGAATTAACACTAAAAAATATATCAAAATCGCGTGATAAAGCAAAACTACACTCTGTGTAATCTTTTGGTTTAGAAACGGACATTTTTACATCATTACATCTTAAATTCACTCCTTCTGGTAGCATACATAAATCCATCATATAATTATCTGTCTTATTGGACTCAAATACTAAATCTTTATACGAAATAGACATTTTTATATATATGGTATTGTTTCTTTATATTAAAATAATCGGCATTTTAAATGTGCGAAGGTGTAAAAAGGTTGTATTTTGGTCCAACCTTTTTCTAAAAGGTTGTGTTTTGGTCCAACCTTTTTCTAAAAGGTTGTGTTGTGTTTTGATATATCCACGCTTTCAATTCAGGATGGTCAGACATATTTAGCGGCTGACCTGTTTCATCTTTTAATGAATCTTGGTAAAAGGCAAATTCAAATCCTCCGGCAAAGCGGTCGTAATTCATGCGTACTTCCTCCAAGATAGTCAGACCGCCTTGTTTATTCTTCATCACAAGACCTTGTTTATGCCAATCTCCGTAGTCACAATTATAGGTGCATTGCGATTTATAGCCATCAGGTGCGTAGTCATGATTTCCTAAGATAATCCAGCCATCGTCATGCAAATAACAATAGAAGAAGGTGTAATATATCTCATCTGCTTTCATTATATGCTCGGCTGTCGCTATAGACTCGGCTGTCGCTATAGACTCGGCTGTCGCTATAGACTCGGCTGTCGCTATAGACTCAGCTGTCGCCATAGACTCAGCTGTCGCCATAGATTTTGCCACATTGATACGTGTCAAAATCTCTTGTAGAAGATAATCAATTGGGTCCCTTACCAAAACCCTGGCACAATAAGCATTGTATAAACTACCATCCATTTTTGATGGTTTTTGGTCTCGCATATAGCGCCGCTGGACGTTCTCGTTTTCCAACTGCAAAGTCTTGAATAAAATCGCCAAATCACGGTCTGCGAGATAACGGATTATTTCTATGAATTCGGTATCGTCTTCCACTTCCACTTCCACTTCCACTTCGTCTTCAACTTCAACTTCGTCTTCAACTTCGTCTTCCACTTCGTCTTCCACTTCGTCTTCAACTTCGTCTTCAACTTCGTCTTCAACTTCGTCTTCAACTTCGTCTTCAACTTCAACTTCCACTTCGTCTTCGTCTTCAACTTTTGCGTCATAAGTAATGTCCATTTTGTGTTATAGTGTTTGGTATACTATAAAATAAATGATTCAATTTTTATATTTGAGATCTTTATTTTCTAGATGTAAATGGGCATCTACCCAACTCAATTCTATATACTCGGCAAATTCTTTACAGGTGTTGAAATATTTCGGTCTAATCACTTCACTCCGGTAACAAGAGAGTTGCGTGCCATAATTAGCTTCTTTCTGTTTAATATCCAATACTGATACTTTATCTTGAGTCAGAATAATTTGGATTGACATTTGTTTTTCCCATGCAAAGCTAATATAGAGAGAAGTATACTCTTCTTTATCTAAATCCGGATAGACGATTATTTTATTATAACCAGATGTTATTAAAGTTGTGGCCAAATCGGTTTTAGTTTGAATAGCATTCAACAAAGTAGATAAATAACTATAAGGTGTCAAATTCAAGGCCCAGCCTTCAGTAATATATGTATCAATCGCTTTGTTATATCCATCATGAGCCCTTCTAGAAAAAAACAGACAGCCATTTGGTTCATAAAAGGCTGTATTATGACTTTGTTTCAGAAAATTAATTTGACAACCCGCAAAACTTAAACATAATTCAGCCCAGGCATATGGTTGCCACGTAAAAGCGCACAAGAAATAAGCCAATACTGGCGATATTTCCAAGAAGAGTAAATAAGTATAATAAAGGAATCTCTTATAAAAACACATGTAATATATATTTAAGTACAAGACTTATTTTTCAACTAATATACGCTCAACTAATATACGCTCAACTAATATACGCTCAACTAATATACGCTCAACTAATATACGCTCAACTAATATACGCTCAACTAATATACGCTCAACTAATATACGAACAATCGCCCTGATGATATTCTTTAAATATATTATCAATATAATGTTGATTAAACATATTGTATTGTTCTCTCAATTTATCTTCTAAAATCTGCCTAAAAGTCTGTTCTTGTTTGGCAAGTAAAGCTGTGACTTCGGTTTGGGTATACCGTGGTTCTTCTATTTGTAAGGTAGCATCCGCCTCAATATTTATATTTAGAGGTATGTAATAATTTCCCCCTTTGTTAGCAGAAATACGGCGTCTACGATTAATTTTCTCCTGATTATCATCGTTCACAGAACGTTTTCTTATGGTGGACATATTTAACAATCTTTTAGAAAAAGTATGGGCAAATCAAACTCAACCTTTTGGAAAAAGGTTGGACCAAAACACAACCTTTTGGAAAAAGGTTGGACCAAAACTCAACCTTTTGGAAAAAGGTTGGACCAAAACACAACCTTTTGGAAAAAGGTTGGACCAAAACACAACCAAATTGAATGATTAATTTACAATAATTTTATTAGTAATTTTATAGTAAATTTACTATTAACTTAATCGTTCAATTGGATGTATTTTGGTCCAACCTTTTTCCAAAAGGTTGTGGGATGTATTTTGGTCCAACCTTTTTCCAAAAGGTTGTGGGATGTATTTTGGCCCAACCTTTTTCCAAAAGGTTGAGTTGTGTTTATACATTGTTTTTTTTATAAAATATTATTTTAATTATGAGCAATAACAAAACCATTCAATTCAATCCTGCATTTTTTTCCGGCTCAGGAAAACAGAATTCGCCAATGAATAAAAGAGAGAAAAAAGAAAAACCCCAAGTCTCGGTGAAACCCAATAAAATGAAAAAACAATTATTAGCCAAAATAAAAGATTTTCAAAATAATACTGAAAAAGAATCTATCAAGAATGAAAAAAGAGAGAGAGCGGAAGAAGAAGAATTTGACCAAGGTTTTGCCGATGAATTTAATAAATCTTTGAATTTTCTCTCTGAATTGTCCAAACAAAGGAAACAAAAACCCAAGAATGAAACGCTAAAGCGTGGTAAAATAGAACATGCGGTGCATTTACAAATCTCTACCGAGCTACCGGAAGAATTAAAATTAGAACCCTTGAAAGTGTCACCCCCGCCGGTCAAAATAAAGATTCTGCCCAAGGTCGCACCGATACATCAAGCGCCGATACATCAAGCACCTATAAATAATGCACCGATAAATCATGCACCTATAAAGCCTTCACCAATGTACAGTAATTTAAAAGGCGGTACGCTACCTACTTACAGGCAATACCATAATAAAACACAAAAGAATTATGGCAAAGAAACGGATGTCAAACCGCTAATTCATATTGGTAAGCCTACAAATGTTGCGCATACAAATAACGCGCCTACAAATAATGTTGAGCCTACAAATAATGTTGCGCATACAAATAACGCGCATACAAATAATCTTGCGCCTACAAAAAAGGTTGTGTCCAAACCTTCAACAAAGAAACCGCGTTTCAAAACGCGCATCACCCGCACGTTAAAATATTCCCTTGGCAAGCACAAAAACGGCAAAGTCTCGGTGCTTATTAAAAACGCCAAAACGCGGCGAAAGGTTCAAACCGAACAAGCGTTTTTAAAACAGACAAGTATTGCGGATATTAAACTTTATCTGCGGTCAAAAAATCTGTTGAAAGTGGGCAGTGAAGTACCAAATGATGTCCTTCGTCAATTGTATGAAAGTGCAATATTAACCGGAGACGTTACAAATAAAAGCAAAGATACCCTTATTCATAATTTCTTAAATGAGAAATAGTCTTTAGACAAAATAATATTTCAAAGTGTATGAATTATTTAATTATTTAATTAAATAATTATTTTATTATTTAATTATTATATAAAAAGATGAGTAATGGTTGTGATCCGTGTGCAAATAAAATTAATAACATAATACGTCAATATACAAATGCGATTGTTGAAAATACAGATGCTTACACAAATGCCACGGTCTTAAAACAGCATTCGGTAATCATTAGAATGTCTTTGCCCAAGACGCGCATTACCAACCCACTGCCTTTTGTTGGCTATTTTCAACAAACGTATGGTTCATCTACGCTTAGCTTAAATATACCCAAATCAAGTGACTGTGGCAATATTTCAGCTATCGCATTCAGTGGGTTTGTTGATCCTAGTAATTCTGACCCATCCCAAAATCCATTAAGTTTAGCAAATCAACAATATAATTTATTACAAGGGGTGAATAAATATGTTACACTCGGAGGAGGAAATACGACTATCACCAATGCGTTATTGACTGGTACGTATATGAATTATTTTCAAAACAAATTGTTTACTACTCCCACCGGAAGTCAATATACCGGGATCGTGTTTGACGTTGAAAATATTGACTGGAGTGTGCCTATTACGACTTTAATCGCCTCTTTTAATGCTGTTTTTGCAGCAGCCAAAAAAAGTAATTATACAGTGATTGTAACAGTTGGTCATGACGGCTACGGAAGTGTGCCAGGTCTTATGCCTACTTTTCTCTCCTCTCCCTATATTGATTATTTAGCGCCTCAATTATATGACAATGGCAGTTGTACAGATAACCCTTTGGTACAGACGAATACGACTTGGCCTAATACAAACTGGTCGGCGTGGGTCGGCGCTACGCCAAAAATAATACCAGCTGTGACTTTTATACCACTTTTCTGCCAAGTACAAGCTTTTTTTCCGCCATTAGGTATCACGTTAAGCGGTGGTATTGTGTGGAATAATGCGACCCAGTGGCTGCCTGGGCAACCCTCCCCCTGTGGAGCTGGACCTGGACCTGGACCTACGCCTGGTGGAGGGGCGTCTATTACGATAAATATAACAAATTCATCCAACGTCACATTGAGTATCGGTACTACTACGGTAAATGCCAATGGCGGGACGTATAAGACGACCTTAAATATACCATTTACATTAGACACCACGTTTAATGTGCCGCCCCCGAATAATAATGTCGCCAATATTATGGGCAGTTCGTCACAAATAGATATAAATTTTGGTTATGGGAATAATGGACCCTTAACAAACATTATCGCAAGCGGTCAGTTTAACGGGGCAGCATTTAGTGTTGGTGCGAAACCAGTCCCTTCAAATAATCTAGGCACGCCATCAACAACCACCAATACACTAAATATTATTTACACATCTAATCCATAAATGTTACGTGTGAAAATGTTGGAGCCTATTCTATTATAATATTTTTATAATATAATGGCCAATAAACCAGCCCTGAACGAAATGAAAGCAGCTTTACAAGAATTATATAAAACAAACCCATATCTTCTAGAAGGACTTCGTAGCACCAACGATCCCGACATAATAACACGTGAATATTACCAAAATTTACCGAAAATATTGAAAAAACATCTCGCAACTGACGCGGATATTATCAATCAAGACCCGAATTACTATATGCAAGATTTTACGTTTGCCGAAGCGCTAGACCCCCACAACGGCGCTACCGAAACTTCACGACAAGAAAAAAAATTGCAGTTGGAAATTGGCGCCAGTTTATTTAAAATGTACGAAAGTAAATCAGCGGACATTTACCGTATTATTCAAACAGACGATCTCTTTGAATCAATAAATGAAGACCCCAATGCATTTTTAATAGACATTTTTGCGGATGGAGCCACTAACAAAGACACCATCGCTTTTAAAACAAAACAAGAGATCCAATGCGTCAGCACAAAGCCGATTGTAGAATCCTATATTGCGCAATCCAAGAAAGATTGGGGTCGCGCAACTTTTTTTAGCAATAAATATAATAAATACGTAAACAACTTCTCAGGCTTACCCTATACACAGGATGTCCCTGAAGTAGATAAACTCTTCTTAATCACCGTGGACGCCATTAATAATTATTTTATGGGGGACAATACTTCACCTGGACCTGGCATCGGTTTACAAATTATGACCGATGAGCCGATAAGCGACTCCCTAGGTGAAACCGATTGTGAATGTAAAAAAGTAAAAAATACGCTCATTTGTTCGGAATTCAATATATTACCTGATCTGACAGACAATGTTAAGAAAATTTTATACAATTTATCGTTTTTCAACCAGAGTCAAAAATCTCAAATAATGTTGCGATTTAATGCCTTACTACAGGCATTTTCGGAGCAGTATGCCACTGTTATAGCGACTACCCTGGGCGACGACGGTTATGTGAATTATAATCTCGGGCAAGGCGGCGGCTATTATTATATTGACGCAAAGGCGCAATCATTTGTGTATCTTAACACCATTATTTTAGTGGTAATTTATAAAGAAAATACCATCTATGTGCCATTGTATAATGTTATACAAATTTATCCATTTGCGATGAATGATTATTATTATTCCTTTTTATATGTGGATAATAATCCCCCTGCCATTGTTGGGCAAGGTAATTGGTATGAACGTGCACCGAAGCTACCTGTGACCGCGGATTATTACAAATTTCTCACTGCGAAAATTCAATGGTATACTAGAAAATATGACGAAAACCCTGCGAACTTTATTAATGGGCGCTATAGAGGGGCGGATTACACCAGTTATATTAAAAAAGAAGCCAACGAATTTAACAAAACGCATAAACCCTATGTGTATAGTTATCAATCGCGTCCCTTTGTAGAACCCGACTTTTCGCGGCTGGTGGGTGGAAAGACCCAACGTCGTAAACATAAACAGACCAAACGGCTTAAACGTAAACACAAACGTACCAAAGGGCTTAAACATAAACATAAACAGACCACAAGAAAACGCCGTGTTAACACATAAATGCCCGATTTATTTATATATAATAAAGCCCAAATAGTATATAAAGCTATAAACCGGTATATATATACCTTATAATCAACATGGCCACTGTGCAAGAATACCTAGATTATACGCAAAAATGGCTGCGCGAATATGGACCGAAAACCTTGGTGCTGATGCAAGTGGGCTCGTTTTTTGAGTCCTACAGCCTCCGTAAAGCGGACGGCACTATTTATGGCATTGATAGCCCGTACGGAAGCAATATTGAAGAATTCGCAAGTATCAACGATATGACAATTGCGAATAAAGCGTCCTTTCTAGACCAGAAACAAGTGGTGATGGCGGGAGTGGGCGTAGCTTATATTGAGAAATATTTAAAGAAAATGCAAGAGCACGATTATACTGTGGTTCTTTACAAACAAGACAACAATGCAAAAAACACGACCCGTAGTCTCTCGGAGATTATCTCGCCAGGGACGTTTTTCTCTAGCGAATCCGAAGAGTTGTCTAATAACGTCATGTGTATTTGGCTCCACAAATCTAACGCGAATAAATACACTGGCTGCCAAGTGACACTGGGTGTGGCGAATATTGATATTTTCACTGGGAAAACGGCCCTTTTTCAGTTTAGCGCGGAATACAATCACAATCCGGCAACCTATGATGAATTGGAACGTTATATTGCTGCCTTTAACCCTAGTGAATGTTTGATTGTGGCAAATATGCCGGAGAAAATCCTCAATGATATTATTGGGTTTGTGGGCTTACAAAGTAGCAAGATTCATAAGGTGGATATTAGGGCAAACGGAGTAGGGGCAAACGGAGTAGGGGCAAACGGAGTAGGTGCAAACGGAGTAGGGGCAAACGGAGTAGGGGCAAACGGAGTAGTAGGGCCAAACATGCTGTTTTTTGCCCAAAATGCCGAGAAGCAAATCTACCAAAAAGAAATCTTAAAGCGGTTTTACCCCCACATTATGGACCCGGAATTTTTCCAAGCCTCGCCCACCCATTTTGTCGCCAAACAAGCCTTTTGTTTTCTTTTGGATTTTGTCAATCAACACAGCCCCAATCTCGTGAAGAAATTAGCAGAACCCGTGTTTGAAAATTATACAGACAAACTCGTCTTGGCGAATCATTCCCTGTATCAATTAAACATGATTGACGACGCACGACACACGGGTAAGTTGCGGTCCGTCAGTAGTCTGCTCAATAATTGTGTGACGACCATGGGCAAACGCCAATTCTTGTATAATTTGCACAACCCCATTACAAATAAAACTCTACTGGATGCATCGTATGCGATTATAGAGCATTTACTCGCAACACCCGTCCCTGTTTGGCAAACCTTACGGAGTCAACTCACTGGTATTAAAGATATTGAAAAACTTCAACGTAAATTGGTCTTGCAAAAAGTCGCCCCAAAGGATTTTGCCTTACTCGCCCGGGATTTACAAATAATTTCCACTGTCTATGATAATACGATAAAAGATGCCAAGTTAACTGAGTATATAAAAAATGCTTACACGCAACTTACTACTGAAGTAAATGTAAATGAAATAAATGTAAATGAAATAAATGTAAATGAAGTAAACGTAAAACAGTTATGCCAAACCCTGTTGACCGATCTTAATAAAGTCTTGGACTTGGAAAAATGCCAAACGATTACCGAGATTAGTGGGGACGTAGAAGTGTTTATTCAACCCGGTATTTGCCCAACGATTGATACTTTGGTGAAAGACAGTCTGGATGGTAGAGAGAAACTGGAAGCCATTCGGTCGTATTTTTCGGATGTTATTAAATCTGTAGAAAAAACCAGTAAAGACACCCACTACATTAAAATCCACGAAACTCCGAAAAACGACGCTGTCTTAATGGGCACGAGTCGGCGAGTAGAAATCTTAAAGGCGTTTTTGAAGAGACAGCAAGGGCAGGGGCAAGGGCAGCTTGACGGTAATAGTGTAAGAATGCATTACAAATCCAATTACAGTAAACAAGACGAAGTCTTCGTGTTTGACCTTACCGCCTTGGATTTTCAATCAGTCGGCACTAACAAGAAAGATTTGATTATTACCAGTACGCAGATTCGGCAAATTACGGCCGCTTTGCAAACCTCTAGAGAGAAAATCGTGAAAGAACTCCAATGGGCCTTTACAGGCTATTTAAATGATTTTACGCAATTTGAACCGGCTTTGCAAACCATTGTGCAGTATACGGCTAATGTGGACCTTGTCCAGTGTAAATGTTATATGGCGCATAAATACAATTATTGTAAACCAGTTATTGAGCCCCAGGAAAAGGCCTTTCTCACTTTCACGGGCATCCGCCACCCCTTAATTGAACATTTGCAAACCAATGAATTATATGTGACAAATGATTTGTCTTTGAATAAAAATGTAACACAGGATCCTTTGGGCGTCCTTCTTTACGGCACGAACGCGGTCGGCAAAACCAGTTTCATCAAATCTATTGGTATAGCGCTCATCATGGCCCAAGCGGGACTCTATGTCCCGTGTCAGTCGTTTATCTACAGTCCTTATAATTATATCTTTACACGGATCTTGGGGAATGACAATTTATTCAAGGGTCTCTCCACTTTCGCGGTTGAAATGTCGGAATTGCGCACCATTTTGAAGATGGCAGATGCCAGTAGTCTCGTGCTCGGGGATGAATTGTGCTCGGGCACGGAAAGTGACTCTGCCCTTAGCATTTTCACCGCGGGCTTGGAAATCCTGCACGCAAAACATTGCACTTTTTTATTCGCCACGCATTTTCACGAAATCAATACGTATGACGAGATTAAAGCCTTGACACGGTTGAAAATGCTCCACATGGCGGTGACTTACGACCGCGAACGCGGGCTCCTGGTTTACGACCGAAAATTACGGGATGGTCCAGGGGAAAGTATGTATGGTTTAGAAGTCTGTAAATCCCTCCACCTGCCGGATGACTTTCTTCAACGGGCCCACGATATCCGGATGAAATACAACGCGAAAGATAAAAACATCTTAGCCCTTGGAACCTCACATTTTAACGCCCAGAAAATCGTGGGGGTATGTGAACTGTGCGAGAAAGAACCCGCCAGCGAAGTCCATCATTTACAACACCAAGAAGGTGCGAGTAAAGTGAATGCCTATATCAAGTCGTTTCACAAGAATCACGTGGCGAATCTGTTAAACATTTGCGAAACATGCCATAAAGGGATTCACAAAACTGGGCAACAACACAAGGTGAAAAAGACGACGAAGAAATACGAATTGACAGCAGTGGTTTAGAATAATCTTTATACATATATCTATATATATATGTATATATACACAATGTCTGCCACGTTTATAATGATGCTGCTTAATATTGGCATATTGTATGTGATTTATTTATTTTTTATTCAGCGCAGGGTGGAAGGGTTTAGTAGCCCCACTTTAGACATACCGGTGCCATCGGCCGATGGGGGCAATTTCTGCTCACTCTATGGGAGACAACCCCCCGTGCTTAATGAGAAATGTGGGGCACTTACAGAGAAGAATTGTAACACTACGAGTTGTTGCGTTTGGTTAAATGGTAAATCTTGCGTAGCCGGGAACGCCAGCGGTCCTACATTTAGGACAACCAAAGGTAAACCGATTGATATTAAAAGTTATTCTTACCAAAACACAACCTTTTAACAACCTTTTAACAACCTTTTAACAACCTTTTTAAAAAAGGTTGGACCAAAACACAACCCCAACGTAAAGGCGTACGCATAAGAAATAAACACACAGTTTTGGTCCAACCTTTTAACAACCTTTTTAAAAAAGGTTGGACCAAAACACAACCCCAACGTAAAGGCGTACGCATAATAAATAAACACACAGTTTTGGTCCAACCTTTTTCTAAAAGGTTGTGTTTAGCCAATAAAAGATATTTAGTAAATTATATCGCGTATGCCTTTTCGTTGGGATTGTTTTTTGGTCCAACCTTTTTCTAAAAGGTTGTGTTTTGGTCCAACCTTTTTCTAAAAGGTTGTTTTTTGGTCCAACCTTTTTCTAAAAGGTTGTGTTTTGGTCCAACCTTTTTCTAAAAGGTTGTTTCTTAAAAGGTTGTGTATATATATAAATGGGAAAACAAACATTTAGTGATGATGGGCAATTTATTCCGATTCCGGGAATAACCACTTATAAGTTTGTTGTTGTTGGCCCAGGAGGGGGGCGGAGCATCGTATACACGATATGATGCCGACAGTGGACCTGGGGGCGCTGGAGGGAAAGGTGCTGTAGTCAAAACCACCTTTACCAATGTGGCAATCCCTGTAAATATTAAGATCGGCGGAGGTGGGGGCGGTGGTTTAGACACTGAATTTTTTGGAAATTATGGGGGCGGGGGCGGATTAACTCAAGTCTTTAATACAAGTATAAATATTATTGCGGCTGGCGGAAGTGGGGCTGGCGAATATGATATTCTAAACAAAAACAGTGTTAATGGTTTAAATGGAGGGACTCCTGCGGGCGAAAATGTAGGGAATGAAAATTCAGGCGGAAAGGCTGATGGCAGGGGAGGTAGTACTAGTGTAATAGTTTATGGAGGGGGTAGTGGCGGAAGTTTTAATCCAAATGGTAACGGTGGCGCTGGTGCTGTAGCGCCTATATTTGATAGCACTAGTGGCGGCGGCGGAGGTGGCGGCGGCGGTGGTGGCGGCGCAGGAATTAATGGAGTTACGGGCGCAGGCGGATTTATTGCAGGCTATGCTGCAGGAGGAAAAAATGGGGGCGGTAGTGCGAGAGGGGGTGATTATGCTGGGTCGGGTGGCAGTGCTGGTTTTGGTGGGGGCGCTGGTGGCACTAATGGTACTGGAGGAGGAATTGTTCAAACAGGTTCTTCCGGCAGTTCCACGGTACTTTTTAATGGTAAAATTATAACCGGCCCCACTGTTGTCTACGACGTAGCACCTTATAATGGCTTGCAGTATGGTTTAGGTGGTCTCGGTGGTACGCAAGGTCAGCCCAATGGATTGATGGGCAAAGATGGTTATGTAGAAATCAGCTGGGACGAGCCCATCTCTAATATTTGTTTTCCGGCAGGGACACCAATTAAAACTGATCAAGGCTTGATAGCGATTGAACATTTACAACCGTCCATACATACCATTGACAGACAACGTATTCAATGTATAACACACACGAAATCCATTGACCCCTATTTAATTTGTTTTGAGAAAAACGCGCTTGGTAAAAATTACCCTACACAAAAAACCATCATGTCCAAAGATCACAAACTACTTTATGATGGAAAATTGGCGGAGGCCTATCGTTTTCTTGCGCTGACGGATAAGGTGCAAAAGGTGAAATATTCCGGGGAAACACTCTACAATGTTCTTTTGGAAACCTACGGTATTATGAAAGTCAATAATTTAGAATGCGAAACACTTCATCCACAAAATGCAATTGCCAAGTTGTATTTAGCAGCCCCCAACCTTTTAACAACCTTTTC